GCCGCGCTCCCGCTGGATCTCCATCAGCTCCCGGGCGACGTCGGTCTGGGTGACGTCCGTGACGCCCTTCTCGGCCAGACGCTCTCCCACCTCTCCCAGAATCCCCAGGGCCGCCGAGCGGGCCCGATTCCGCAGCTCCTCCTGCTTCTGGTAGACCGCCTCCTCGGACTTCATCCGGGCCTCGGACCCCTGTTTGGCGGCATCGGCCTTGGCCTGCTCGTGGGCGATGGTATCCTGGAGACTCTTCTGCCCCAGGGCCTGCTCGTGCGCGAAGAGGCGTTCGACCATCCCCTGGGCGAACTTGAAGGCCTCGCCCTCGGCCCTGATGCGCTCCGCCGGGCCCAGGCGGGCCAGGGCGGCGCGCTGGCGCATCCACTCCAGCTCCTCCTGGAGGCTGGCCTGGCCGCGATCCCGGAGGGCCTTGAAGCCTTCCTCCTGGGCCTTCTCCCCCTCCAGAGCGGCCTTGGCGCGGATCAGCGCCGTCTCCGCCGCCACGAACTGCTCGATCGTGACGCGGTCCACGCCGGCCTGGCGGTATTTCTCGGTCGTGGATTGCAGGCGGGCCTCGTCCAGCACCCCGGGCGCCTGCCCGACGCCCTGGACGCCCACCAGGGCCTGCCGGGTCGCCTCGATGGCCTGCCGGGTCAGTTGCTCCCGCTCCCGCTCCGCCTTCTTCTGGGCCTCGGCGGTCTCGGTGAAGGCCTTCAGCTTCTGCATCTGGGCATCGACGACGGCCTTGGCGCCGGCGATCTCCTGCTCCGTGGCCTTGGCGGACGCCTCGCCTTCCAGGAAGATCGCCTGGCCGGCCTTTTCGATCAGGGCGTTGCGGGCGGCCCAGGCATCGGCGGCCAACTGGCGGTTGGAGGTGGCCTTGTCCTCCGCGCCGATGGCCTCATACACTAGCGCGCGATATCTGGCATAGGCCGAGACGAGACCCAGCACCCCCGCGGCCAGGAATTCGAAGCTGCGGTAGGCGGCGTCCACCACGATGATCAAACCCTTGCCCAGCGTCTCCGTGGTCTCTTTGGTCAGGGCGTGGAACCGCTGGAGGGAGATCGTCGCCGCATCCTGGGTCCCCTGGAGGAGTTTCTGCTTCGCCTCCAGGTTGGCCATGGCCAGCTCGAAGAGCGCCGCCGAATCGGCGCCCGCCTCGATGGCCTTGTTGACGATGGCCATCTGTTCCCGCGTGGCCGCGCCCATCCGGATCAGGGCCCTGGGGGCGCGGTTGGCGATGGCATCCGCCAGGTCATCATAGGCCTGGGCGGCGGTCGTGCCGGCGATCTGCGAGGCCGTGATGACCACCCTGGAGAATCGCTCGATCTGCGCGGGGTCATAGGCCAGCGTCATCAACTTGACGGCCTTCTGCATCAGGTCGCTGTCGTCGATGGTCTCCTTCGTGGCCGCCTTCATGCTCTCGATGAGCCGCGCGGAATGCACCCCGGCGGCATCGGCCATGATCCGGAAGGAGGATTCGATCTGCAGCGCCCGCCCGGCTTCATCCAGGAAAGCCATGGCCTTGTTGACGGCCGCCCAGGCGGCGACGATCGCCACCGACGCGGCCACCCAGTTCTCCTTGAGCCGATCGACCAAGGAGATCTGCTTTCCGAACTGCTGCTCGTTGAGGGCGGCGAGCTGGGCGTTCTTCGCCTGCTCGGCGCGCAGGATGTCGTTAGCGGTCGCCTGGGAGCTGTGGGTGATGCGATCGAAGGCGTTGGTGATCTTCGCCCGCATGAGGTCCATCTCGGCGGACGACTTGATACCGAGCTTGCGAAAGTTCTCCTCGATGTTCAGTGTGGTGGAGGTGGCATCCTTGTAGAGCTGCTGCTGGGATCGGGTATAGCGGGAGGCATCGAGATCGATCTCGACAAAGGCGGTCCCGATCGGGCGTCCCGCGGCCATCAGCGCGCCCCCAGGATGGATTTTATTCTATCGAGCGACGCATAAAAGGCCGGGCGCATGAACGGCGTCCGGTGCTCCACGATGTTGACGTACCAGGCTTTCGCATGCCCGACATACACCCGGATGTTCTTCGCCTGCCAGAGCAGACGTCCGCTTTTGCCCTTCTTCTGCACAACGCGCACGGATCGTTTCAGCTCCCCGGCATCCCGGGCGGTCCAGAACTGGCCGGCGTAGGGCCCTCGCTTGTAGATCGGACGGGAAACCGTCCCGACGGGGGTCCGGCGCCTGACTTCGTTCGCAAGGAACTGGGCGGCCTCCATCAGGCGACCAGGCATGGCCTCGTTGACGAGATCGTCCAGCCCCTCCGGCTGCCAGCGTTCAATCCGCATCGCGAGGCTTCATCTCGTATTCATGAAAGAGCCGCCGGACCCGGCGAAGGCAGTCCCGGCGATCCGCGATGCCGTAGAGATCCATGAGCATCGCGACCGCGGGAATGTTGATGTCCACGATCTGGCCCGGTCCCGCCGTGACCACCTGGTTTCGCGCCAGCATATAGATCACCGAGGCCTCGGCATTGTCTTCGCGTAGTGGCACCCGACACGTCCCGCAGGGGGATTCCTGCGGGGGGGTCCGGTTCGCATGGATCAAGCGGCAGTCGGCACAGAGGGGGAGATAGACATCAGCCCACTTGATCCAGGCAAGAAATTTTCCGCGGCCGCCTCCTGTTGCCGGCCTTCCTCTTCGGCCAAGAATTTGAGCTTCTCGGCCACAAAGGCGTTGAACTTGGCAGATCGATCCAAAAGCAGGAGCTTCATCTCTGCGGTGCAGGGAATCTCCGCGCCCTTGCTATCGAAGAAGTTCTCCCATCCCTGAATGACGTAATCCCAGAACAGCGCATTCTCGAGCTCGTTATTGGTCTCATCGACCTCGAACCGCTCCGCCCTGCCCTCGATGCGCTTGTACTCAACCCGGACCTTGACGGTCTGCTTGCGGATTGCCTTCAGGCGGTCGGCGCTCATGCTCCGCAAGTGCACCCGTCCCCCCCCGTCGAAATCGAACCAGGCACCGGGGGCTTCGCCGGAGATATCGAAAACAGTCATGAATTCTCCTCTCGCGCAAGGTGCATCGCGCATAGTGCACAGCGCCGGAATTGGACGCTGTGCTCTATGGGCTCGGCCCTTGGGGCTACGATCCCGTGCCGACCTGCTCCATGCCGGCGCCGCTCACCTTGCCCTCGAATTCGATCGTCCCGATACCGTTCCTGGCCAGCGTGACCGCATTGCCCTTGGTGACGATGATCTCGCCTCCGGTCCCCACACGCCAGAACGTGTTCGTATTGGGATAAAGATAGAGATTCGTCAGGCCCAGCCCCGTGTTCACCAGCGCCGCCAGGGCGATCTGGCCATTGGTATCCGCCGGGTCGTAGTTCCCCGTGAAGCGGATCATGCCCGGCTCGCCTCCCTCGACGGCGAGGTACTTCTTGACGCTGTCACCGAAGGCGGAGACTTCCGCCACGGCCTGGGTGAATCCGGTCATGGACCATTCCTTGATATTGGCCACGACGACCGAGCCGTACATCACCTTCCCTGTCTTTCCGCCGATGGCTGCCACGTGCGTTCCTCCTTGTTAGGCCGGGGTTGCGACCATGCGGTTCTCGGCCGGTACGCCCAGAACCGTCGTGTCGATGCGCGCTGCCTGCTTGAATCGGTCATGCAGCCACGTGAAGTTCTTCTGGAACCGCTCGTCCGGGAACCAGGTGAAGGGACGCAGGCAGAAGTGCTCGCAGAAGGCATCGATGATCCAGGCGGTCCCCTCCATCTCCCAGGTCTGCAGGACCGCGAGTGTGCCGTAGAGATCGAAGCCGTCCATCGTTTCGTCAAACCGGAACCCCTTCGTGAGGTTCACCAGGATGACGCACTCGTCAAAGCAGCAGGCCGGCTCCGGGAACGTGTGGAGATCCGCCGTGTTGAATTGCTGGGGGATCCGCATGTCGTGCAGCCGCCCGCAGATCCGGCCTTGCAGATCCTTGCCGATCACGCCGGCCGTCATCCACGATTCGGGCAGCTTCCCGAGCTGCTCCCGCACCTGAGGCAGCCATCCCTGGCGGAAATACATATCCTGGTGGACCAGGGCGGCCACGTCCGCCCCCTCCGCCTCCATGAGGGCCAGGAGCCTATTGAGTCCCTGCGTGGCGGAATCCGGGGCCTTGATAAAGTGCATCTCACCCTGGATCTCCGACTGTCGCAGGACCATATCCAGACGGAGGATGTCGCTCACGAGGACGCCAAAGCTGATCTTCATGCCGCCACTTTCTGAAACACAGCCAGGCCGAGGGCGCGCGTGTGGCTGCGGGAGAGATACTCGCCGATGAAACGCACGCCAGGATCCGCCTTCAATTCCCGGACGACGCGAGCCACGCCCCATTCGGGCAGCGCCGAATCGTGCAGCACGAGGAAACCCCCCGGACGGAGCATCGGAAGGTACAAGATCGTGTCGAGTTTCACGCCGGGATAGTGATGATCCCCGTCAATCAAGATCACATCAAACGCCGGCATCTTTCCCAGGCTCGACAAGACGGCCTCATCCTGGGAGGCCCCAATGATCTCCACGCGGGGCACATCCTTCAGGATGGTTTTCCGCAGGCCTGCCTTGTGGTGCTTATTGTCATCCACGAGGACGATCCGCTCGGGATGGAAAAAGTGATGCATGAGAAACACTGTCCCGCCGGCGGCTACCCCGATCTCCAGGTACGACTGTACCGCCTCACCCGACTCCAGTACGGCCAGGATGCACGGGCCCAATTCGTCGGGAATCTGCTGGCAATGGATCCCGCCCTCGAAAACCCCGCCGAAGGTGGCCAGATCGTCCGATCCGGCCTCCAGGATAACGTCCTCTATCTGTCCGAGGATCATGGCTCTAGCTCTTCTGCCGCGTGACGAGATAATCCACGTGATAGGCCCACACCTGCACCGTTCCATCCGGGGTCGTATGGTCTTCATTCCCCGGCGTCGTGTTCTGCCAGGCGAAGCGGATCATGACGTGGCCCGTCACGGTCAACGCGCAATCGTCATAGAGCGCCCGTAAGTAGCCTACGATGTCCTCCACCTCGGCAGAGGAGCTTGCCGACGAGAAGACACTGAACTGGATCAGCGCCTCATCGCCGTCCTTGGCGAACACGTGATCCGGCGTGTCCGTGACGACCATGTACACGGTATACGGATACGTCGCCCCCTCCGGCGCCCGGCCCTTGTACAGCCGCCCGCCGATGGCCGTTTCGAAGGCCGAGCCGGCGGCTTTGCCGTAGATGGCGGTGGTCAAAGCCTTCACGCGTACTCCTCAACAACGGCATGTCTCACGCAGAGACGCAGCGTTCGCAGAGATCGGCATCCCTCAGCGTCTCTGCGGCTCTGCGTGATCATGTAGCTTCCTTGCAGAGTAGATCCAGCACCCGCCCATTCTCGTTCGGGTTGATCAGACTCACGATGGCGAAGTAGCGATCGCCGAACTTGACGCGCCAGGAGCTGGCGACGTCGCTCCGGTATCGCATCCGGATCCGGTGGGTGACGGTCATCACCGTCTGGGCCGCCTCGATCTGCTCCGTGGCGCTCACGGGCCAGACGGCGGCGAAGACTTCAGCCACGGTGGTCCAGGCCGTGGTGAACCCCCCCATCCCGTCCGCCGTCCGCGCCGGCGATTCCAGGGTCACCCGATGCCGCAGCTCCCCGATGCGCATGGCTTGCTCACTCCACTCCAAGGCCAGAGATCAGAGGCCAGAGATCAGAGGTCAGAGATCAGAGGTCGGACTCTCGCGCTCTGACTCCTGACTTCTGATCTCTGTCCTCTGACTCATCAGAACTCATCCCAGAGGATCGCGCTGGCCAGGAGCCGCCCCACGGTCTTGTCTTCCATCACGGTCTGGCCCACGGTATCTTCTCCCCGGCCTTCATACAGCTTGGCGCAGACCAGCTTGATTCCGGCCAGGACCGTCGGCGGGACCAGATCCGGCGTGGTCCAGCCAGCCACGAACCGGATGGTGATCGGGTTGCTCGGGTACAGCGTCCCCGATGGCCAGGGCGTCGCATAGGGCAGGACGATCCGCCCGCACTGCTCCCCATTGTTCTCGACCAGATAATCGGTCGTCACCGCCAGCGTGGTCTCGGTCCCGTCCGAATCCTTCCACTTCACGCTGGTCACCGACTGGAGATTGCCAAAAGGCAGCGTGATATGGTTACAGGATGGCCATCCGGCAAGGGAATAGTCCCAGGTCTGGGTCAGCAGGGCTCGCCGGGTCCAATCCTCCACATGCTTCCGGGCCGCGGTGATGAACCCCTCGATCTCATCGTCCTCATCCACGTGGTCCACGCGCAGATGGGCCTTGGCCGCGGTCAGATCCACCGGCTCAACGGCAGTCCCGGTCACCAGAACAAGGCGCATGCGCTCACTCAAAGGCCTTCGGTGGTTCGATCTGTCGGTTGTTCGGTAGTTCTGGGAACAACCGAACCACCGAACTGTCGAACAACCGACCGGTTATGGGCCAGCATCGATCACCCGCACGACGACATCCGGGGCGAGATACCGCTCGGTGTCGATCACGCAGCGCAACTGGACGTAATAGGTCCCAGGGGTCGCCAGGGCGGCCACGGTCGAATCGAACAGCATGTACAGCTCATCATTGGCATCGTCGAAGAGGGCGGCTCCCCAGTCGTAGCCGATCACCAGGACGCGGGCGGCGGTCAGGATCCTCCGCTCGGGGCTGGTCGCGGTGATCGCCCCGGACCCACGGGTGCGCTCGATCTTGACCGCTACGTCTTTCTTCTCGCCTTCGCGGATGGTATACAAGATTCACGTTATCCACAGATTACGCAGATTACGCAGATTCATACCTGCGCCAGGCGAACCCGAGCCTGCAACTCCCGCAGCCGCAGACGCGGGATCAGCTCCTCCAGCCGGTACCGGGGCGGCAGCTCCCGGAATCCGAAGGCGGTCAACTCGAGGCCGACGATGGCGGTCGCGATCGCCTCTGTCAGGCCGACCGCCTCGGCCAGGAGGCGGGTCACGGACCGGCGCAGGTCCTCGGTCAGCCCCACCTGCTCGGCCAGCAGACTGGCCACATCGGCGCCCAGGTCCTCGGTGATCCCCAGGGTCTCGGCCGCAATCTTCATGACCTGGATCCCGAGGCTTTCGACAAAGCTGACCGTATCGCCCAGGGCCTGGAGCCTGACCAAGGTGTTCACCACGCTTTCGCTCAGCCCGAGGTTCTCGGCAATTCCGCGTCGGGTATCGCGGAGCGTGGCCTCGGTCGTCTCGAGGGCATCCACCAAGGTCCGCTGGACGCTGGCGATCAAGGCCTCTGTCAGGCCGAGAGCATCGGCGAACCGCCTGGCGGCCTGGAATTGCAGGCTCTCGGTCGCGCCCATGGCATCGGCGAATACGGTCACCCCGACCTTCTCCGCCACCAGGTCCTCACTTAGGCCCAGGATCTCGGCAAAGACCTTCATGGGCTCCCGGCCCGTGGCCTCGGCCAACTGCCCGCTTTCCTGAATCACCCGCTGGATCTGGCGCGCCAGGCTCTCGGTCAGCCCCAGGTCCTCCGCGGCCTGCCGGGCGGTTTGACGTTGAAGTGATTCCACGGTGGACAGGCTGTCCCCCAGCTCGAGCAGGCCCAACTTGCTGGCCACCAGTCCCTCGGACACCCCCAGCGTCTCCGCGAGAGCCTTCCCCGGTTGGCGTGCCGAGGCCTCGCCCAGGGCGGTCACATCGGCCAGGGATCGCTGGACGGCTCGGATCACGGACTCCGTCAACCCCAGGCTGTCGGCCATATTCTTCGTGAAGCCCCCGGCGGTCAGCGCCTCCTGCAGATCCACCCCCTCGGCCATGGCCACGCCGGCCAGGCGCCGCAGGCTCTCCGTGAGCTGTGGGCTTTCCTCGATCCGGCGCTGGATCTGCCGGCTGACCGTTTCGGACATCAGCAGGACGTCGGTGGGAGCAATGGACCAATCCCCGTAGAGCTCCTCGGCGACGGACAGCGTATCGGCGATGGCCTGCTGATAGACCGTGGACCGGCCCGCGAAGCTGCCGTATAGCCCGCTGATCAGCAGCCCCGGGACGAACTGGGTGAACGGCCCGATGGTCCGTCCCCCCGCCGGGGCGACCAGGGATTCCTCGAACGACAGGACATCCCCGATCGCGCGCCCTGTGATGCGGGTGAGCGCCTCCGTAAAGCCCAGGACGTCCGCGGTCCGGATCGCGGAGCCGCGCAGAAGCGTTTCGCTCAGGCCGACCGTGTCCGACAACTGCCGCAGGAACAGCGTGGTCGGCGTGACCTGCTCGGTCAATTCCAGGCCCTCACTGATCGCCGTCAGGAACAGCCGTCCCTGCATCTCCGACAGATCCAGGACCTCCGCCAGGGTCTTCCCGACCGTCTGCGCTCTGCTCTCTGCGCTTTGCACCGTCTCCGCCAGGCTCCTCCCGGTCCGCCGCTCCAAGGCCTCCACCAGGCCGGCAGTCTCGGCGATCGCCTTACCGGCCATCTGTAGGCGGGCCTCGGTCGGTTGCAGGTCTTCTGCGATCGCGTGCTGTAGCTGAATCGTCCGGGCCTCTGGGAGATTCAGCGTATCAGCCAGGAGCAAGGCAACCTGCTTGGCGAGCGTCTCGGTCGGGGTCAGCGCCTCCTCGTGGGTGAGTGCCCGCAGGATGAGGCTGACGACCGATTCCTCGAGGCCAACGGTCTCCGCCAAGATGCGCCGGACCTGCCGGACCGTCAGCTCCTCCAGGCTGGATGCCTCGGCCATCGCCGTCTGCGCCTGTTTGATCTGGCTCTCCGTCAGGCCGGGGATCTCCGCCAGGATCCGCACCATCTGCCGAACCAGGGCCTCGCTGGGCGTCAAGACATCGCTGACCGGTTGCTCATAGACGCCGGCCCGGGCAAAGCTGCCATAGCGCCCCCCGATCAGCATCCCCGGAACGAGCTGGGTCAGGTCGCCGACGGGATGGGGGCCGGAGGCCTGCAGGGCCTCGGACGGGCCCAGGACCTCGGCCAGGATCTGCTGCACCTGCCGGATCTGGGCCTCTGTGAGATCGGTCGTCTCCGCAAGGCCCCTGGCCACCTGCAGCGCCAAGGCCTCCGTGAACCCGACCGTATCCGAGACCGCCTGGTCATAGGTGGTGGCGCCGCTGCGGGCAAAGCTGCCATAGCGCCCCCCGATGAGCATCCCAGGCACGAACTGGGTCAGATCGCCGACGGGATGCGGGCCGGAGGCCTGCAGGACCTCGGTCACCCCTAGCGTGTCCGCGACCGCGAGCGGGATCTCCGAGCTTTGCAGCAGGCGCTTGCTGGTGCCATCCTCCAGCAGCCGCTTGCTGGTGCCATCCTCGAGGAGACGGTAATCCAGGCTCATTAGAGGTTCAGCGCCTCCGCGATCACCTGCTTGTAGGTCAAGGCCTCGCTCGCGCCCGTGGTGACCGCCAGACCCACGATCAGATTGGCGACCGTCGAATCAAACGTGGACCCCGCCCCCTGGAGCACTTCCACCTCATTCGCAAACAGACCGGTCGCGGAGAGCTGGTGCATGGCCCGCGAGGCCCCGTGCGATGTGGCGGCCGCGCCAAGCGTGCGAATGATGAAGGTGATGACCTGGCTGCCCGTGTCAGCGGCCGCCGTCGGGGTTCCCGAGGTCAGGGTGACGATGGTGGCATCCGCCGTCGTCCCGTTCGTCCCGATCTTGACCAGGTGGGAGCGGGCGGCCGTGCCCGCCGCCGTCTTGGTAAAGATCAGCCGCCAGCGAAAGATCGTGCCGACCCGCAGCAGCCCCGCCGGGACGGCGATGTTTGAATTCGTCAGATAGGTCGTCGCGCCAGCGCCGGGCGATTGATCCCCGACCGAGACATTTCGCAGGACGTTGCCCGCCCAGGCCTTGACGAGCGTGCCGCTCACCTTCTTCGACACGCCCGCCTCATTGATCTCAAATTCATTGGCGTCCGCCATCGCGGACGCGGCGCTGAGGGCGCTGATCTTGGAGTCAGCCATGGTCCCCTAGAGAATGACGAAGCTGTCGCCGCTCACCGGCGCGGTGGTCAAGGTCTCCACCGTCAGCGCCGGACCCGTCGTATTGGCCGTGATCTTGGTGCCCTGCTGCCGCAGATTGGCCGTGGTCGTGCCTTTCCGGAAGATCAAGATTTTTCCTTTGAGCTGGTCGGCTATCGACGGGGAGACATCGATGGCACTACAGACGATGTTGGTCGTGGTGGACCCGGCCCCCACGGTGCCGAATCCCACGCAATCGAGCGTGTACGTCCAGCGGTTCAGAAGATCCTGGTCCCCCCCGATGGCTTTAATGTTCGCCAGGAGAGCATTGACGGCCAGATCGGTGAGCAGCACATCGTAGGTCGTCGTGTTGTCCGGCGTGGTCTCCCAGTTCGGGACGATGGTGGCGACCTTGGTGGAGGTGTTGTAGGCGGTGATGATCCGTGCCTGGTTGTTCGCCCCCCCGGTCCCACCGCCGCCGGTCCCGCCCGTGGTCTTGACGATGCACCCGACGATGCTATACGCCGCCGCGCCGGCGGCCAGCGTGATGGATCCCGCCGCGCCGGCCTGCGCCGTCCCCGATTCCAGGGTCGGCAGCAGCCTGGGCTTCAACGTCATCAGGGTATTCTTCGGACCGCTGGCCGCTTTCGCTGCCAGGGCTGCGATCGAGCAATCCATCTCGGCGCCGGAGATGGTCAGCATCCCCACGCCATTGCTCCCGACGATCGTCGTCACCTCCTCAGCGCAGTCCGCGAAGTCCCCGCCATCCTTGCTAATCTCTGTGTCCGGCGTCGTGGGATCGGTCGGGTCCCCGTCCGCATCCAGGTAGGGGATGTTGACCGTATATCGCGCCCCCTTCACCGGGTACGGCAGCGATCCGTGACTCGCATGATTGGCCATCTATTCTCCTTGCTGGGATGGCTGACCTCTGATCGCTGACCACTGATGTCAGAGAACAGAGGTCAGATGTCAGTGATCAGTAGATTCCCGCCCCCACCCGCGCCCCGTGCTCCACGCCCCCGTGCCGCCGCATGGCGGGATGACCCCCGCCAGCCGCCGCCGGCTTGAACGCCACACCGCCGATGCCCCAGTTGATGCTGCTCCCCGAGCCAGCCCAGGACATGACGCCGCCAGCCGTGCCAGGTTGCGTAGAGGTGGATTGGGTGATGTTGTCTGACGTAGCAAACACCTCGCGTGTCCGTTCCGTCTGATCGGCTCCCACGGTGCCCAGTTCAATGCCAGAACCCGCCTCGTGCCAGTACACGTTCGCGCACACGAGATCATCCGCCCCGACACTGCCCACCGGCACGGTGGGCGACGTCGTCTGCCCAGTCGCGGTCGCAGGGGTCCCGACAGGCGTCGTTTGATCGACGCCCGTCATGGTGATAACACCGAACGCATGCTCGTCAGGCGTGGTGCTTACGAGGTCGCTCGTCACAGTCTGGGCGCTCGCCGCCACTCCGGCGAGGGCGTATCCGGCATGGGCGTAAAGGAAACCGCTTGCATACGTCGCATCCCACAACTCGGTCATGCCGCTGCCACCGTAGGTGACCTCGCCGAGGCTTCCTCCGCCACCCGCTGAATTTCCGACTCCGACAAAAGCTGCGGGGTTGGGCGAACCGGCAGTGTGCGAGAGGCTCACCACACCATCCCCAGCAAGCTCCTGCACGTCCGTGGCCGCGTCGAAGGCCACGGAGTTTTTATGCCGAGGGAGCAGGGGCGCGGGCGAGTCGGTCGTCATCGCGAGGAGGATTTCCGTCTCTGCCGAGTCCCCCCGGAGCAGTTCGAGGACGAGATGCGCCTCCCTGACGTCGGCCAACTCACCGATTCGGGTCAGTGGGACGTCATAGTAATATCCCTCTGCATCCGGGATCGCCCTGGCTAGCCAGTCCTTCGCTCGTTGAGCCAAAAGCACGGTCGGCTTGTAGACGAGTCGATACTCCGCGATCTCTACACCCCGCCGATCGGTACGCAGACCGCCGCTCGCCTGCCCAACGCAGACGTGCTCTACGCCGCCTAGCCGATAAATGAGTGAGACACGCAGCGTCGCATCGGCATCCCAGATCATTGGGGCCACAGTCGTCGGCCGCCGGAGACGCACTTCCAGACGGCTCGTGAGGGGACTCACGACAACCCACGGCGTCTCGAAGTGGGGCGAGGACCGCTCCAGCCGAATGCGAATACGATCCGTCAGGCGCATAGGTCTCTCATGGCACTACCCGCAAATTCGTTGGTGCAGATGGAGGCGCACCGCCCGTCCCATCACTTGCAGTAAAGCTCGTGAAGCCAAAGTTGGCATTATTGGACCCGTCGTTATAGAGTCCAATACCTGGAGCCCCATCGGTCCAGGTGTTGTCGGTCGCGCGCATATACAGAACGTCGTTGACATACGCGTTAATCGTCCCGCCGGCAATCGTGGCCTTGACGATGTCGCCGGTGCTCAGCGCCACCGCGCCCCCGTTGAACTCGGTGATCGGCAGGATCGTGAAGTTTCCCAGCGGGCCGTTCCAGCGCACGATCTGCGCGTAGTCTCCGTCCCACGCAAATAAGATTTCGTATCCGCGATTGACCCCCGCACTGATCGCGGACCGGAGACGAATCTCGACCTCGGCCAACCCCCCAGGATTGTTAATATACACGGTGCCTTGTGCCTGCTGATCTGCCCCCCAGGTGCCAGCGAGGATGGCCGTCGAATCATCAAACCCCCCACTGCCGTCCTGCTGGCCGATGGCACGGTTGTTCGCGTTGACCAGGACATCCTGCCAGGCCAGGCCCACAGTCTTGCCGCCGATCCACTGCCCACCCTCGGAGAGCGGATTTTCGACGAGCGGGAAATTCGTGGTGTAGGTGCCACCGCTCTGGATCGCGCCATACGCCGATGGAGTGAAGCTCGCTATGGCGCCGCCCGCAGCCTCGTAGGCGAGCTGCGCGGGAATCTTGTTCGCGTGTCCCGCCAAATACGTTCCGCCCGACACGTCGGGACCGATGGGCGGCCAGACGGCGGTGCCGACGCCGTTAATGACGAAGAATGGCGGACGGCTAGACTTATAGAAGGAATTGGGAAGGACTTGACTCGCAGGAACGGGATTCGGGAAGACCGCACCCCCGGACGGCACCTCTGCCGACAGCCACCGTGTCCCGCCGGTCGTGGCGTAATTGCCCCATAGCATCGCCGTGGTCCACACGCCCGAATCCGAGGCGACACCATCGGTCGCGCCGCTGCTGGCATTGGGGCCGGAATAGCCGAGCCGGAACCCGAACGAGGAAAACCGGTCATACTTCGTGCTGTCGGTCGCCAGGGTTTTGTAGACCGTCGTCGCGCCGATGACGTTCCCGACGAAATTGTGCCAGCGGTGGTAGGAGTTGAGATCAAAGCCGTGGTCCTGGGCGTGGTTACGATAGTAGGTCTGGAGAGCACTCGACCCATGGAAATCGTCGCCCCACATCTTCCAGAAGGAGTTGCCCTCCACAAGATTCAGCGAACTCCCGACCTGATGCTGCTGGAAGCCGCCCTCCTGCTGCTGATCGCTCACGTACCGCTCATAATTATAGGCGATGACGTTCCCCGAGGAGATCCCGAGGATCATCACCGGGGATTCCACTTCATTGAGGATGTTATTTTCCACGAGCGAATCGAACGCTCCTTTGAGCGCGATGCCATAGGAGGTGGTTGTGAAGAGCCCGCCCCCGGTCATCCGATCAATCCACCCATCCCGAATGGTGATGTTCCGACTATCGCTGACGTAGATCGCATAGTCGGTCGCGCCGCCCGCATGCCAGGAGGTGTACCGGGGGACGATCCCCACGCCCTTGATCCACGAATCGACAGCCCAGTTGAGGCCGATGACGGACAACTTTTCGGATGTCACGCTGGTCGTCTGAATCCGCAGATATTCCAGCCCGGCATTGCGGATAGTCGAGGCGGCTGGAATCCAGCCGGCTTTCGGGCTCCGCGCGGAGACCCAGGTGCCGGTGGGGAGTCGAATCCCGGGCGCGGGGATCGTGACCGCCGTGCCGTTCACGCTCACCACACGGACCCGTTGCTGCTGGCCGCTGAGCAGCGTTTCTCCTGAGCCCTCCCGCGAGACCGCATTGGAGGCCGCGGTCTTCTGGCTCACGAAATACCCGCTATTCGGCACCGAGGCGTCCGGATCGTCACTCTGCCAGAGCACGAGGGTATCCCCGGCAGCGAGTCCTGTCGGTGTCGAGGCCAGGTTGACAACGGTCGCTCCCTGGCTATATATGCCTGCCTGGCCATTCGTCCCGGTCCAGTTGATCTTCGCGGAGGGGACACTGGCCAAGGCGGGCGCGACCTCCACCATGCCGGTATCCGTCTGCTGGAACATGACGGCGACTTGACCGGACCCCCAGAAGAAGCTGGTGTTGCCGAATGCGGTGAAGTTGAGGAGCGTGGACATCCCCTGGCCACGCAGGGTGACGTTGGACTGCATGACGATGGACGTGGAGAGATTGAAGGTCCCGGCTCCGAGTTCGACATACGTGCCCGACGGAGCAGCGGCGAGGGCAGTATTGATCGTCGCCGCCGTCCCCGTGTAGGCCGCAATCGTGGAGCCGGACTTCGTCCGGTTCGTTGGGATGCCGCCGGTGACTCCGGGGGACGTCCAGTCTGTCGCCCGCGTGGCGGCGAGGATGCCGGACCAGAGCTGGCCGGATGCGGCGGTGGCCCAGAGCAGTATGGCCAGGGAGAGCAGCAGGCGTATCATGACTCGCGCGATCCTTCCTCGGGAATTACCTGTGGTCCCAATATTGCCACAGACACCGCAGCCAGGCCTTTACGGCTCTAGTGTTACTCCAAGCTGGCCGGGGGCCACAGGGATCGTAAAAGGGACCGAAACCCCTGCCGTGTTCGAGTAGGGACCTTTCCCGGCGGCATTGCGCCCGTTCACGCGCCAGCAGTAGGTCCCTCCCTCCGCAATTGTCCCATCCCGGTAGGTAACGATATTCGCGCCGACGCTCCCGATCACGCCCCACGTTGCCGCTGAGCCAGCGCATTGCTCGGTCTTGCGCTCTACATCGAAGTTGGTCTCGTTCGCGGAGTTGTCCTGCCAGGTCAGGACTGCGGTCGCGGCCAAGGCCGACGGGGCAAAGGCGAGGAACAAGAGCAACAGCGTACCGAGGATCCACACTCGTCTCATCACACACCTCTCTGTCTCTACGGGGTTAATCGTCTCCGGATCTGCAGCCGCTCCCGAACGGTCTGGCCGGCTCGGGTACCGATCGTTTCGCCCGGGGTCAGGGCATCCGCCGGCGTCCGGATGTAGAACGCGTCGAAGCTGATCTCGTTGCTCGGGCTGCTCTCGCCGTCGGCGTTGGCCGCGGTCACGATCGCCCACCAGGTCCCGCTGACTCCGATGGCTGTCAGAGCGTCCAGGCTGCGAGCCGCGGGATTCTGGACGACCGTCGTGCGCGTGTAATTCCCGGAGGCTGGCCCGACTTTGACGCGGAACTCCGTGACCGTCCCGCCCCCGCCCTGGGCCCAGTCCCAGTCGATGGTCGAAGTTTCCATGTTGACGGTGGCCGCGGACGGGGCGACAGGGACAGCGACAGCGATGGAGACCGCGAAGAGAACGGCCATCCAGCCGAACCGCCGAATCGACTTGTCGGTCATTGGCAACTCAACAGTCAGAACCAGCAAACCACTTATTCCACCGTTAGGTCATACGTGGTCTGCAGGGAGTCTCCTGAGCTGAGGTTGACCGCGCTGAACACCACGCGACTCCACATCGTGCCGCCGCCGGTGGCCGCCTGGGACAAGAGGCACCACTCGGTGATGGCCACGCTGGCGTCCACCGTGTTCGTCCCGACCGTTCTGAAGATATTGGTCGCAGTGCCCTCGGTCAGGGAGCCGGTCGCGCGCGTGCTATCCGGATTGTACTGGGTCGTCAGCTCGGTCGTGCAGCCGGTATCGGTCTCGGTCGCGCTGACGGCCGAGGTCCCGATCCCGTGGTACTTCATGATCTCCAGCTCGACCGAGTTCTGCCAGGCATCCACCAGGAAGTTTTCCCCGGCATTCACGATCAGGTTCTTGATCGGTCCGCGCTGGTCAAAGAGCGTGTAACGCTCCCCGGCCGCCCAGGCTGTGCCGATCAGGCTGTCGGCCCAGGTATAGGAGACCGGGACGAAGCTGGAGCCGATCTTGAGATAGCCGCCGGCCACGTCCGGGCGGAATGCCTTCACGGTCAGGGCGCCCCGCAGCAGCGGCTTCGCCTGGAACTCCTCCGCGGCCATCTTGCCCTGGGCGATGATCTTTTCCTGGCCGTCCGCTGTCCTTCTGACCTTCTGCCATCTGACCTCTTCTTTCTGCTTCACCTGCTCCTGGGCCACCAGCAGCCGATACTCCTTGACCGCCGGCACGAGCTGCCAGAAGAAGGCATAGCCGGCGACCGCCAGGCCGATCGCCGTGATCGAGCCCCAGAGGCCGATCTTGTTCCTAAGCTGCTTCTTCCGTTCCTCGATCGTTGGCGACATCGGTCCTCCTCCAGGCGTCTTGCTGACGCCAAAGCCTTCACTTGGAGTCATGCCTTCACGAGCCACCGGCCTACCCTCCTTCCGCTGCCTTGCGGGCCTTGAGGCCCGTCTGGGCCCAGGTTCCCGCTTCCGCCATGAACGGCTGAATCTCCGCGGCTGCCAACTCGACGCGAGCCAGCTCCGCCTGAACGGCGGGCTTCACCCGCTCTTTCACTTGGTCCTCCAGATCCACCAGGAGCAGCAGAAGCATGTAAGGGCGCCTAGCCTGTGGACCTGGTTTCGATGTCTGGTCCACAGGGCTAATCTTCTCCGCCCCGAACCCCTCTCCCATCCCCACACCTTCTCGGGTCACGTTCAACCTCCTAGCTGGCAGGCGTGCATGCCGGCACGCTGGCACGCTCCGAACTCTCTGACCTGCTGGCCTGCTAGCCTGCACGCTTGCAAGCCTGCGAGCCTTTACAGCAGATACGCCGCCGGCGTGACGGCCTGGTACTTCGCCGAAGTCACGCAGACCGTGGCCGCATCCGCGGCGCCGCCGGCGATGGTCAGCCGGATCTTCTTCGTCACCGGCAGGGCGAAGGGCGTGGCATAGCTGAACGAGGCATTAGCCGTCAGGTTCGCCTTGGCCCCGGCCGTGGCCGAGAGCAGCGTGATCACGGTCGCCGTGTCGGTCTCCACCTTGATGGAGGTGATGGTCACGTCATCGCTCACGTCCACGTTGGGCAGCGTGATGATGAACTTCTCGACGTACACCGTCCCGCCCGTGGCCGTGAAGAGATCGTAGGCCCCCGCCGCCTGCTGCAGGTCGATGGTCCCCGTCAGCACGATGCTCCGGATGTCGTAGGGCTCCCAGTTGGTGCCATCGGGGGTCTTGAAGAGGATGTTGGTATCGTAGGCCCAGAAGGTGGACCCGGGCGGGACGCCGGTTGGTTTGGTGTCGCTGGAGAGACCGATAAACCGCTGGATGGTGGTGATGAGTTTGTAGGCCATGGGCTAACCGCCTTTTTTGGTTAGCGCCCTGTGGACCCGGTTATGAGGCCTGGTCCACAGGGCGGACACCATGCGCTCTGCGCTCTGCGCTATGCCTTCTTTAGACCGCCGCCTCCACGTAGGCCCCATCGCTCATGGGCGAGTAGAAGATCGACGCCCGGAAACTTCCCGTGGTCAGGCTCGCGGTCGTGGACAGGATCCCGATGGTCCCGACATAGTTGACCCCGGCTGTCGTGACTCCACCGACGATCTGGGCAGTCGCCAGGATATCGCTGATGCCAGGCGTTGCCGTGAGGACGGCAGCCGTCGCGACGGCGCCGCCGACCCAGAAGATCCGCTCGCCGACCGCCAACTGCGCCACTGTCAGGGAGACGCCGCAGAGATCGGCAACGCCGATGGCCGGCGTCGCCGACGTGTAGTTGAACTTCACCAGCGCGGCGTTGTTCGAGAAGACCACCGTGACCTCGGCGAACAGATTGTGAATCTTGACCCGGCCCACCACGTTGAAGAGTTCGTGCTGGGTCTGCTCGATGTAGGTGGCGGCAGCCAGGACGCCGGTATCCACGCGCATCCCGTTGATCAGGTCCGCGATCCGCGCTCGGGTGGATGGGCTGTAATTCATCTCTTGCTCCTTGGCGCCCAAGGCTTACGGAGCGCCTCGTTCGAGTTATTGCGTCCGTGGAGTTCTTGAGTCTGTTGAGTTCGACTCAAGCACTCCACGGACTCTAGAGACTCTACAGACTCCACGGACTCCGTGATTACGCCAGCACCGTTTGCGATCGGTTGCCGCTGTAGCGCGGCTGCAGGATCGCGTGGACCTGGACATTGCCGGTGGATCCGGTGTCCGGGTCGCTGAACTCGATCGTGAGCCACTCCTCATCGTTGTTGACGTCCATGTCGGCCGCGTCCACCTCGATGATGAGCATGTAGTTGTCATACGTGCCGTGGGTGAGCGTTAGGTCCGCCGAGGTCGCCCAGGCCGCCAAGACATCGGCGAGGGGCGAGCCGGTCGGCGCACCGCCAAAGGCGTAATGGAAGGTCAGGGGGCTGGTCTTGACCCCATCCGTCGCGCCGCTGAACACCTTGACGTGGGAGCTGGCGACACCCAACGCCTGCAGGCCGACGATGAAGGTGGCGTGATGCTGGCCCTTCATGTTGATGCTGTCGCCATCCAGGGTCGCCCCCGCGTTGAGGTCGCCATCGCTCAACACGGGAACGATCTTGAGTTCCTCTGCGAGCTTCATGATCTGTTCCTCCTTAGGCGCATAGCGCATGGCGCATGGCGCATGGCGTTCCGATTCAGACGCGAGGCGCTTCCCGCTATGCGCCTTGCGTTATTAGCTGCGTGTCGCCAGCGCGATGAACGGGCTCCGCGTGTTGCTCGTGCCCTTGTAGGGCGTCAGCACGCTGCTCCGGAGCGGCTGGCAGTCATAGCGGTACGTCCACCGGAACGTCATCTCGTCATAGATGAACTGTACGTGGATGGACGTGGCCGCCTGGATGCCCCCCTTGTCGATGAACACCATCTCATTCAGGTCGGCCAGGATGATGTCCCCGACCGTGCCCAGGGTCGCGCACTGCTCGATGCTCTGCATCTCGCGCCCGTAGAGCGCGTTGAACGGTCGCCCCGCGGCGGCATTCGCCGGCAGATAGACGGGCACGCCGCCGGTCCCCACGGCCAGGGTCATGGTCGCCAGGGCGGGCTTGATGTCCCGGTTGATCAGCCAGATGGCCGAGTTCTCCGAGGAATCCAGCAGCCGGGCGTCCATCTTCGTGATGTTCTCGAACATGACCGTCGCCGCCGCCTGCCCGGTCTCTTTCGCCACCGAGACGAGACAGCCGGCGTTGAGGATCCCCAGACCCTGGCCGGCGCCGGTCCCGTTCACGATCACGTCGTCCAGTTTGAACCCGAACTCGCCCGGGAACCAGCGATTGACCAAACCCGTCAGGGCCGCCGCGTCCTGGAGCAGCTCGTCGGTCGCGTACATCAGGCCGAAGAGCTTGTGGAGCTCCATTTCGAACTTGCGGAACTTGGGCTTGGTGGCGGTGACCGTGGCCGCTTCGGCGGCGTGAAAGACCTGGATGCCGCCGTAGCGCGAGCCGTTGGCGCGGCTGGTCTCGTCCATCAGGTTCGCCTTGAGCCCGTTGAACCCCGCGCCGATGGGGACACGGAAGCAGCGCCGCGACAGCAGGCCAGTCTCGATGACCGCCTGGCTCAGCGCGACGGAGGTGTCCTTCTCCACCAGGAATCCGCCCTCGGACGGGATGGATTCTCCGGCACCCGTGGCGGCCGCCCGCACCTTCATGAGGCGTCCGATGGCCTCGGCGCGGCTGTTCGCGGAGACATCCGGATTGGCGGCCCGGGCGACGTCCACGAGCTGCCTGCCGATATCACCGCCATAGACCGAGGGCGGCTTGCCGGCATCCCCGCCCTTCGGCGCGACGGCCAGGGCCACCGCGCGCTCGATGGCCTCGAGCTGCTGGGTCTTGGCCTGGATCTGACCCTCCAGGTTCGCGACGGTCTGCGCGATCTTCTGGACCTGCTCGGTCAGGATGGGGTCGGCACGGCCCTGTTCGATGGCCTTGAACCGCACCTCGGTCGCCGTCCGGAATTCCTCCTGGGCCTTCTGCAGTGCCTCCAGGAGTCTCTTCAGCTCCTCCATGGCTATCTCCTTTTGTGCATAGTGCAGAGCGCATGGCGCATGGCGTTCAGATCCGACGCTTTGCGCTTGGCGCTATGCGCTTACCACGTGTAGAGAGCAGTCGTCTGCTTGATCAGTACCGCGATTTCCGTGACATCCTCGGTCGCGGGCGCCGCCCTGCGTCCCGCAGGCGGGTCCTGGCCGGGGTCCTGCTGGCGTCCCGCAAGCAGGGCCTTGGCCTCGGACCGAGAGTATCCGGCATCCCGCAGGATCCTCTCCGCGTCTCGAGCCGTGGGTGTGCGGACCTGGGGGAGCGCGGCCCCTCTCCCACAGGGAGCGTCTGCCGGGGCATGGGCGAACATGGATAGATCGAACTCTGCCTTGGCCGCCTTGCCGTCCAGGATGGTGTCGATGAAGCCTTTCTCTTTGGCCTCCGTGGCTTTCATCCACGTCTCGTCTTTCATCATCCGGGTGATCTCGCGCTTGCCGACATTCGAGCCATCGGCATAGGTCTCGACCATCGTGTCGCTCAGCTTTTCGAGCACGTCGGCAATCTCGCGCAGCTCGTACTGGTTGCCGATGGCGAAGACCCAGGGCTCGTGAATCATCAGCATCGAGTTCTTGTAGGCCTGCCGCTCCTTGCCGGCGATGGCAATAAAGGAGGCGGCCGAGGCGGCGAGCGCATCGTTCCGCGTGATGATCTTCGAGGGGTGGGAGATGATGGCGTTGTGGATGGCGTTGGCATCGAAGACGTCCCCCCCGGGGGAGTTGATCCGGATCGTGATCGTCTTCTGCTTCATCTCGGCGAGTGCCCGCACGAACTCGCCCGCATCCGTCCAGGGCCAGCCGATGGGATCGAAGATCAGGATCTCGGCTTCCTCATCCGCCTGCGCCTCGATCTTGTACCAGTCCGGCCGATCCAGCGGCTTCTTCCAGTAGGCGGCGACCGCCTCGGCGTTGCGCTGATTCCGATAGGACAGTTTCATCGTGCGGCCTCCCTACCGATCGCCTCGTCATGGTTCCCATTCGTCCCGCCCGCCTGGGCTCCGGCCAAAATCAGATTTGTGGCCTGGGCACCCGGTTTAGCCGCGGGCGTCTCCTTGACCGTGCTGGTCCGTGTCCGATAGACCTCACCGCCCGGGTACGGGTTGAGGTCTTCGAGATCCCGGACCTCGTTGGGGTTGAGAATCTCCGTGTTGACTCCGATCTGGTAGGCCGTGAACCGCGCTTGCATATCCCCGCGGAGCAGCCCGGCCATGCTGAACTTCGCGTAATAGCGGCCCTGCTCTTCCGGCGTGAGCAAGTCCCGTTTGATCGCCTGCTCGATGTTGACCACCAGCGGCGTCAAGGCATGGGTGACAAAGGCCAGCATGAACTGCTCCGCCGAGGCGTAGGTGGTCGGGGCATCGCCGGCCTGGACGAGCATGAGCGGGACGCGGAACATCCCGCAGATCTGGGACTGGTTGAACTTCCCCTGCTCCAGGAACTGCGCATCGACCAGGGTCATCTTGGGAAACTCAATCTTCATCCCCTCGTCGATCAGCATCAGCTCGTGCGACTTGCCCAGGCCGGCGTATTTTTCCGTGAGGACCTTTCGCAGGTTCGCGTGGGCGGGAGTGTTCAGAGTCATCGGATGCATGATGACCGCGCCGGGGTGCATCCCCTTGCCGTAATAGCGGGCCAGGAACTCGGCGTTGGCCAGTCCCAGGCCGACGGCCTCGCGCGCGCACTCGATGGGATTCATACCCGTGAGGCCATTCAGGACCAGGCCGCGCAGATGCAGCATGCGCGCTTGCGGGATCTCCAGCGGCTCTCCATTCGATAGGCGCACCCGATAGGTCAGGGAGTAATCCTCCGCCTGCTTGACCTCCTCGACGCGGTCGGCTTTGAAGGGAATGAGTTCCTTGACCGGCCCGCCAGGCATGCCGAGCTTGTAGGCGTAGAAGTTCCCGCGCAGCGACACATGCGCAATGGCCATGCCCCAGAACTCGCTGGCGGTCATCCAGGAATTCGGCTGATCGTGCAGGCGACGATAGAGGCGATGATTCAACGCCTTCTCTTTGAGCTTCCCATTCTGCTCCATCAGGTGCAGGGGGAGCTGCGCAACCGACTGCGACAGGACGTTGACGCAATTGTGGACGGTCATCAGCCGCATGGCCGAATCCGAATCCACGGGCACGCCGGCAGCCGTGGGGATATAGCCGCCATAGAAGGCGCCGCCGGGCGTGTACCAGCGATCATCCTCCGGCCCCCAGGATCCGAGCGCCCGCGGCCGCGCCATCCGCGAGACGATGCCCATCAGCGCGCCCTCATCAGATAGCCGATGGCCATGAGGAAGAGGCCGCAAACCGCGAACGCCACCCAGGGCCGGTACCGATAGAGGCCATAGCCCAGCATGGCCATCCCGCCGAAAAGCAAAACGTCCCGGATGTCGAATGCCTCTCGGGCGGCATCGAACCGGGACGCGAGAGACTGCCGGGTCCGTGAGAGGAGTCTCAGAATGGCCTCCCCAGTTCGCCTAGCGCAGAGCGCATGGCGCATGGCGTCCGGATCAGCGCTATGCGCTTTGCCCTTTGCGTGTTGCGCCGCCCAAAAGGAAACCCCGGCAAGGCGGTGCGCACCTCACCGGGGTTTCCTGGGATACCACCCCGCGCCGGGGATCAGCCGACGCTTGGGCTCAATTCATTGCAGGCTTTAGAGTACAGGGAAAAAACAGGATGGCAATGGACCGAAGTGTGCCGAAGTGGACCAGTGTAAGGCTATTTTTACTCGGCGGGCCTGAATTTGCAGTTGAGAACGGATTCGCGGGTGATCCTCAAGACATTCCTGGCGAGCTTCCGGCCATCAAGTTTCCCGTGTTCGCACCAGAGATAGACGGTCTTCTCCGAGATCCGAAAATACTCCGCCACCTCCTCGACCCGCAGCAGCGCCCGATTCGGTAAATCGGTCATCCCATGGCCTCCACGATTACGAGGAGCAGCACGGCCAGGATCGTCGCCAGTAGCAGGGCATCGTCAGGCATCTTAGAACTCCGCGCCCTGCTTCGCCCGGCCGGCGGCCACCCAGATGCCCAGGCACGCCTCGCACAGGTCCTTTCGGAATGCTTGCCGACGCACAGCATCTCTTACGGCCACGGGCGCGAATTGCGCCGGCTGCCACAGGACGGCATCCTGGACCTCTGGCAAGGCCTCCAGATCCGCCTGCGTGATTCCGCGACCATAGGCATCCATACGAGACCTCACCCCGACTACGATTCCGGATCTAGCGTTCCTCACGTGCGTTTAAGTGAATCTCTTCAGGATCTCCTAAATCTATCCAACCGATTTGCAAGAGATCGGAATCGTAGATTGCAAAATTTCCCACCTGATTTGGGCCGAGTACGCTACTCTCAGGCAAATTGGCTTCCGCACAGAGCTGCATCAACCGCCCGATAGAGATACCCTTTGGGATAGGTCCATCAATTGGCCAGTTCTCGATCTCCGTCAAGAACATCGTTCTCCTCCTAACTCTGGCGGATTTCTCCATGCATCCTTCACAGTAGCCACTCTCGTTTCTGGATTATAGTCGGTGATTGTTCTCTCTGTGCCATTGAAGATGATTTTCTTCCCGATATACCAACGGCGTTTTCTGTGCGCTTTGCGCATCACCGGATCCGCCGGCTTCCGCAGCCCGAGCCATTCGAGGAGTTTTTTCACCAGCCTATTGCCCCCATCGAAAGTGATACCACCGGCAGGGATATGCTCGGATGTCCACGAGCCTCTTTTCCACCTCAAATGGTGCCACGAAATCTATGTGGCTAAGTACAACCTTGGCTGGATCGCAGCTCTGCCGTGTATAGTAGATGTGGCCCATGGCGAAGCCAATTAGGCACCCGAAAAGAAGAAGGAAGATACGCCGTGAGACCCTGTTCATATCCCTACCGAACCTCCAGCGTGCTGGCAAAGAAGACTCCGCGACGCATCTTCCCATCCTCGGTCTTATCGGTGAGGATCAGACTGTCCCCTGAGCCTCCGGCTTTATCGGTCCGCAGCAAATGCACTGGTGGCGTTACATCAGCCAAGCATAGAGGCGTGAACGTCTCTCGGTCGATGATGACCAATGGCACGCTCGGACCCTTGGAAATCTCGCGTGCCTCCTGACATTTCACCGCCCGGGCGACGATCACCTGCACCATCGTCTCGGGTGAACCGCTGGGCCGAAAAAAGCTCCAGGCAACCAACAGGAAAGATCCGGCAACGACAACGACGATCATCAGGTTCACATAGCCAAGACTCTTCATAGCGGATCACCCCTCCTCCTGCGCGACACGGATTGCGCGCTGCACTATCTCCAATAATTCCTCAGTTGGCCAAGATTTCCAGCCTTCTCCAAGCGGGCCGCAATCCTCGGCGCTCGCAAGGATCCCCTCCAGATATTCGGCCTGATCCAGCGCGAACTCTATGCTGATTTTTCTGTTTTTCATAACGCGATCACCCCCCGTTCCTCACCGAGTCTTCACAGTATTATTCCCCCAGTCTCAAAGACCCCACAAATCATCTTTTATAACGCTGACCGCAGCCTCCGCCCGCACACAATGATTCAATGCCTCATTCTGTCGCCCATCCCGAATCGCCTCTTGCGCCTGCGTGATCCTAATGATTGCCTCGCCTAACCTGCGAATTTGTTCTTCTGGAGAGAAGATGGCCATTTGTATGTCCTCCCTTTCATAACGCGATCACCTCCCGTTCCTCACCCGAAGGTCAATATATCCGCCCCGGGCGTCTCATAGGCGGATAGAGTCGGGCCCTGCCTCAGCATCGCCCGCCCCACGGCCATGATCAGGGCCACGGCGCCGTCGATGCGCTCCGTGCTCTTTCCCTTGTCCGGCTTCACGTTGCCGGCGGGGTCCATCTTGATGGCCACGTTCGAGACCATCCAGGAGAGGACGGGGTTGTTGCCGTGGGCCAGCTCGCCGGCCAGGACCATCTTCTCCACCTCCTTGGTGGGCGCGTTCATGCTGGCATACCCCTGGCCGAACTGGACCAGGCTCTTGTCCCCCTCGAGCTGGAAGCCCAGGTCCTGGAGGTCGGTGGTGATCTTGCTGGATCCCCAGCGGTCGAAGGCCAGCTCCGCGACGTGGTAGGCCTCCCGATCCCGCCGGATCTGGTCCAGGATGAAGGCATAGTCGATGATGTTGCCGGGCGTGAGCGTGATGAATCCCTGGCGGACCCAGACATCATACGGGACCTTATCCTTGCGGACCCGCTCGGCCATGTTGTCGCCAGGCAGGAAGAACCGGCACAGGATCTGGTAGGGCCCGCCCTGTGGGGAAAGGGCTGCATCCGCACCAGGGACGCCCTCTGCAACCGGCGGAAAGACCAGGACCCAGGCCGTCAGATCCAGATTGCTGGACAGATCGAGGCCTCCATAACAGGTGCGCCCGCGCAGGGCCTCGGCATCCACGGGTGTTCCGCAGGCGGCCCAGCGGTCCGCCGCCAGCCACTTCGTGATGCTCTCGGTCCAGATGCAGAAATTGAGGCGCTTGACGATGTTCTGTTTGGCCGGCATCTCGATGGCCTCGGCCACCTGCTCCCGCAGATACTTGGGCTTGATCGAGATGCCCAGGTTGACGTTCGCCTTGGGCCAGACCGCCTCGTTCCGCCAATCGTCGCAATCGGCACAGCCCTCTTGGGGGATGGTCTTGCCCTCGCCCGCGCACCGGGCGCAGACGTCCAGGCCGCTCATGAAGGCGAACCAGGAATCATTCTGGATGATCCCCTCCAGGACCTTCTCGCTGAACTCGTGGTGCTGGAAGCAGACGGACTGCCGATCATAGCCCGCGTTCGTGATCTCTACGATCAGGGCCTGGCGCCGGCCCTTGGTCCCCGACCGCAGCTTGTCCACGACGATGCTGTTCGGGTGCTCGTGGATCTCGTCAATCAGGGCGATGTGCGGCCGCGGCCCGTCGAGCCCCCGCTCTTCCGAGGAGACGGGGCGGAAGAAACTATTCGTCCCCTGGAAAGCGATGTTGTGCTGGCCCACGGTCAGGATCTCCCGCAACGCCTCCGACCCTTCCGCAAAGGCCTTGGCGTCACGGAACAAGACGGCAGCCTGCTCTCGCTTGGTGGCCGCCGAATAGATCTCGCCCCCCGGCTCGTCATCGAACGTCAATCCGTAGAGGCCGATGCCCGCCGCCAGGGGCGTCTTGCCGGACCCCTTGGCCATTTCGATATAGGCCGTCCGAAACCGCCGGACATTCTCCTTCGTCTTCCACCCAAACAGCGAGCCGACGATGAATTGCTCCCAGGGCTGGAGGAGGAACGGCTGCCCGTCCCATTCGCCCTCGTAAAAGATCAGGAACTCCGCGAAGAAGGCGATGATGTGGTTCGCCGCCGCGGGATCGAACCACAGCCCCCGCTTCTTCCCGCCCTTCAGGTCCGCGAGGTGCCGCGCGCACGCCAGCCGAACCCACTTGTTCGCCGCGATCCTGCCCGCGCCGACGTCGAGGGCGTACTGAGTGACGGGATGGACTTTTTCAGCCCTGCGCGCCATTCTTCCGCCCCATAAACGCCGCGACCTTGCCGGCGGGCTTCGGCATCTCGACCTTGATCCGGGCCCGGGCGGTGACGCTCAATCCGAGTTCGCCCGCCGTCCGGATAATCCGATCGGCGGCCTCCCGGGCGATGCGCATATGAGGATTGATCCCCGGCGACCCATCATTCCGTCTATAGACCAGACCCTTCCCCAATTGAATCGTGGCGAGGGTCCACTCACTCCAGGCCTGGCAATAGACCGCCAGCACGGCGCGGTCCAACTCGGTGATCATGCGAAGGCCCATCAGGATTTTCCCGGCGCGTCGCCACTCCTTCCGCGCCACCCGGTCCAGATGTCTCGGGCAGGGCGGTAGGCGCTCCGGCGGTTGCGGCTCCTTGGTCCGGGCGGGCCGGTGGGTGTACCGCGTTCCTCCACGCAGCTCGATGATCTTGCTCGGCAACGGCTTCCGCCCGCGCATAAGCTCTTCTAAGCCCACGTATTCAATGGCTTACTATACCAAACACCCGTTCCAGAAATCTTGACTCTCAGGTCGATTTTGCCTTGACTCTTAGTATCAATGCTATCATATTATCCTCGTAAGCTGAGGAGAGGCCAATGACCACCAACAAATTGACGGCAGAGATAAAGCAGATCACCCGCGAGCGTCTCCACGAACTCGACGGGCTGAGCGAGGCCCAATACGCGCGAATCGCCGACGGGAGCCAAGACCGCTGCCCGATCCACCGCGCCCGGCTGCAGACCACCGACACCGGACAGCACTGCCCGGTATGTGCCCACTAACCACTAACCGCCCTCGGGCAGGAGCTAGGACGATGGAAACCACGAAGATCCTCACACGCAGAGACGGAACGCTCGTGATCGAATGCCGCATCCCTCGATGGATGGACCGCCCGACGAAATACGACACTGGGCTGACAAATCTCCCGCCGCACCCCCTCATGTTTGCGGATCGTCCTGCCCAGGTCGGAGATGTGGGCTGTCTCGGAATCACTGAGGATTGGTCGCCGGATGCCTGCCGTGCCGGAGAGCATCGCCCACGGGCCTGGATGCTCCCTGGGGAGGACGGCATCCCTGGGAACTCGAACGGAAATATCACCCGCTGCCACGGCTGGCGGGGAACCACGGATGATGCCAGAGTCGAGGCTCATGGTATTCGCCGGGTCGTCTCCATCACGCCAGTTTCTCGGGGATTGGGCTGGCGGGTTATCCTCTCGGCAGATTTGTCCCCAGAGACTCCGTGACATGGCCAACATCATCGTCCGACTCCCCGAGGACCTGCACGATCTGGCCCGGATCGCCGCGGCCGCGAGGCGACGATCACTCAACGCCTGGATCGCCGACGCCATCCGGGCACACGTCCTGCGGCAGGCCCACCGGGACAAGACCGGCCCGGTAGCGGCCGCGCTGAACCAGCAGATCGCCAAAGGCTAATTCCTCACCCGCCCGGCTGACACCGGGCCCAACCGGAAAGGGGACTTCCGATGATACACATGAAGCTCTGGACGGGAAGCAGATCGGCCCGCATCACCGATATGACCAACGCCGGCAAGCGCGGCAAGGTCTGTCGAATCCTCCGAGTCTCCGGCACACCGTGGCAGCCTGGCAATTACGCTAACCTCACGACGGATCAGCAAAACGCCCTTGACTGGTCCGACCGCGTTTTTTCCGCCTGCTATGTCATCTCCCGCGGCTGTGATTCTGATGGCCAAATCCTGCACCTGGAATTCGACCAGGTCACGGCACCGATTCGCGCCCTCGTGACCGAGGCCCGGGCGTCAGGCATCCCGGAATGGGCATGCGCCGCCTATGACGAGACCTGCAAGGGCATCCATGCTCCACGGCCCATCCTGACGGCTGGCGTATCCGGGAAGTGGGGTGCCTCCGCGAACGAAACCGGAATCAGCCTGCGCCAGTACGATGACGTAAATGAATGGTCTCAAATCACCCCACACGACCAGACCGGACCCAGGGCCTATGAGCTGGCGGCGAAGGTCTGGGATCGGGTGAAGGCCTGCGACAAGATGAGCCAAGCGGCGGACATCCTCCAGGCCGCCGGCTGCCGCCTCCATGGCTATTGCGCGATGGATTGAACGACGCCGCACCGACCCCGGCGGGCTGACACCTGCCGGGGTCCTCACCCAGGAGAGGAGACCTCCGATGCGACTGTACGAAGAATTCAGACCGAAGACCCTGGATGACGTGATCGGGCAACCCAAGGCCGTGACCCTGTGCAAGTCGCTGGTGGACCGGAAGGCGCTGGCCGGGCAAGCCCTCTGGATCTCCGGCCCGAGCGGGACCGGCAAGACCACGATCGCCCGGATTCTGGCGCGCGCGGTCGGCGGGACGTCGCTGACGATCACGGAATACGACGCCAGCGATGCCTTCGACCAGGTCCAGGTGGACGCCATCGGCCAGGAGCTGCACCTCCGCTCCATGTTCGGGGCCAGGGTGTGGATCATCAACGAGGCCCACGGCCTCCGCAAGTGGATCATCCGCCAGCTCCTCGGTCTGCTGGAACGGCTGCCGGCGGATGCCCTGTTCATCTTCACGACCACCCAGGCGGGGCAGGCGGACCTCTTCGATGGCCAGGTGGACGCGGGCCCGCTCCTCTCCCGCTGCATCAAGATCCGGCTGACCGATCAGAATCTGTCCGAGCCCTTCGCCAAGCTGGCCCGAAAGATCGCCATGACCGCCGGCCGGAACGGGTTCGGGATCGAGGCCTACCGACGGCTCGCCGATCGCTGCAAGAATAACCTGCGGGACATGATCCAGGCCATCGAAGCCGGGCAGATCGAAACCGAGGAAGAGGTCGAGGGAACGCACAAGAAGTCCAAGCGATAAGGCGCCCCCGGGCGATGCTGACACATCGCCCGGGGACTTGCTCCACATGGAAAGGGGACTCCCATGCAGAGCCAACCAGACTATAACACGAAGGAGAATGAGAGCGCCATGATCGATACACCCGACATACTTGAGATCGCAGCCTCGAATCCCTTGAAACGGGGCGATCTGGTTTGGTGCGCTTGGTCTAGATGGGGAAAGCAGGCAGCGAAAATCCTCAATGATCCTAGGATCGGACGGCGCCTGAGCGTGATGAAGTGGAGCGCGAATGGCCACCGATGGATCGGACCGATTCGCGTGCTTCCCAACGAGATCTTGGGCCGACGGCATCCTATGCCATTCGACCAAAGGAGTTAACATGGCCACGACAAAACGAACCGTCACGGAATGCCGCTGCGATCGCTGCTCCCATATCTGGTTGCCCCGCAAGGGACAATTGCCTACAATATGCCCCCGGTGCAAGAGCCCGCACTGGAATGGAGGGAAAGGATAATGGCCACGCCCCAGTTGAACCCGGACGGCATCAGCATCAAGGGCTGCTCGATGATCTACGCCCCGAACGGCCAGGCCGGCGAATACGCGCCCCTGGCCGCGAACCCGTACCGCGGCTGCGGGAACAGTTGCGCCTACTGCTACGTCCCCAAGGTCCTGAACATGGCCCGGACGGAATTCGACGCCGGCGCGATCCCGCGAGAGGGATACGCCGATGCCCTCATCAAGGATGCCCGGAAGTACCAGCTCCTCGGCATCACGGAACAGGTCATGCTCAGTTTCACCACGGACCCCTACCACCCCGGGGATACCAGCCTGACCCGGCAGGTCCTGGGTCTCCTCAAGTTTTACGGCATGAGTATCTGCACACTGACCAAGGGTGGAGCCCGGGCCCTGCGGGACCTCGACCTCTTCCGCCCAGCGCGCGATGCGTTCGCCAGCACGCTCACCTCGCTGGACGACGACTTCTCGCGGAAGTGGGAGCGGGCCGCGGCCCTGCCCGGGGATCGCATCGCCACCCTGCGCCGGTTCCACAAGGCGGGGATCTTCACCTGGGTCAGCCTCGAGCCGGTGCTGGACACCGAGGCGACGAAGCAGATCATCCGCGAGACACATAGCTTCGTGAACCTCTACAAGGTCGGGCGGGTCAACTACATCGGCCTGACCAGGACCACGAACTGGGAACGATTCACGGGCGAGGTCCTGGAGGTGTTGCACCAGGTGGGCGCCGCCCATTATATCAAGCGGGACCTGCAACCGTTTCTCCCCCCGGGCTACCCCAACCTCAAGCGGGTTGCCCAGTATCACGTCCCCGCCCCTTCGCCGGCGGGATGCCGGTGAACACGAGCGCCGCATAGTACAGCTTGCCCGGGGACGGCCCAATCGCCTCCCACTGCTTGACGAATCTGACTCCGGCGCGCCGCGCAAACCCGGCCAGCGCGAGGCGCCGCAGATCGTCCGAGGCCGCCAGAGTGGCCGGGATCCGCCTCCCGGTGAAACCACAGAGGACCTGCATGGCACCGGGCAGCTCGCCAAATCGGGTCTTGAGGGTCGAACCGTCGGTGATCACCACGGCGCCGACCTCGTCGGCTTTCCAACACCGGCGCGCGGCCAGGATCATCATCTGCTCCCACGGGGAGCCGAAGGCATCCAGATCGAAGACATTGAAGGCCGTCAGGTCGAGACACCGCAGGAGGCGGCGGTTGTCACACACGAATCTGGAGGCCTCGGCGATGGTCCAGGGGGTGACGTCGCAGGGGACGTACTCCTGGGCATACTGCCAGACCGCCCGCCACAGGGAGCGCCCGCCACAAAATAAATCCAGCACGCGCGCCGGCTGAACCGCCTCCAGCACACGCTGGCGCAGTTCCACTTTGGCCGACAATGAGGCGGGATGATTCTCTCGCTTAGGACGTCCAGCCTTGGGACTCACCGGCTGCGGCCTCCGTCGTGCCCACCTGGACCTCCACGCCATCGAGCGATTTCAGCGCGGCCACAAGTTTATCCAGGGCATGTCGCTGCTTCGGCAGCGGCCCGGTCACACTCATCCAGAACCGATCCGCGACCTCCGAGACATCCACCTCGGTCACGGACACCGCCTGCCCACCCTCACCGGCCCCGCTCTTTTCTTGCCCGGGAATCTCCATGCCCCAATCGGCCAGCGGGAGATCCGCCCACTCTTTCGCGATCGCGTCCCAATCGAATTCACCGTTGTTGATATTATCCCGAACGGTGATCTCCCGCTCTTTTTCCTCAGTGAGGCCTTCAATCAAATGGGTGGGAGCTTTCCGCAATTTGACGTATTTGGCTGCTTCATACCGCTTGTTGCCCGCAATGATGATCAATTCCCCGGTACGATTCGACAGGATCAAAGGCCTGGCCTCAAAGTACTCCCCGTTCGCACGGATGGACTCACAAAGGATTTTGAATTGATGATCTCGAATGACCCGGGGATTCTTGGCGAGCTGCTTTAGCTCGGACAGCTTTCGATACTCCACCCCGCTATTCCTACCTTTCCCTAACCAGATTTTCCCAATTTTGCGCGTGCATGAATGAAACTACCCATTCGGTTACCAAGCGCTCGGCCACAAGGATTTTACCCCCCCTCCCCCCTCCGTTTCTCACCTTGCCTTATACTCAACGACCCCCGCTCAAGGCCTATCCACCTACCGACCCCTGCCACCGATCAGTTCCTTGCCCCTGCCCTGGCCTCACCTACCGGCATCCTTGGGGCTGTCCATTACTCCGCGAGGCTTACCCTTGGGATGAATTCAAAACAGCCATTCTCGGCCTCAACGACTGGCCAAGACGTAAAGTTCATAATGTTCACTCGACCATTCCCCTGGGGCACGGCCAGATTCGTAGGGAGGGGTGGGTGACGCTGGCATTTGAGTTTACTGGCCTTGAGATCGGTTGGATCTTTCAGCGGCGTCGCCGCTATACAATCTTTACACTTTCCAAAGACCGGATCACTCATCTACGCCACCTTTCCCCTTTGTGCTTCTCCTCATGGCAGGGATTGCACATGCTTTGCCAGTTCGTTTCATCCCAGAATAACTCGTAATTGCCATCGTGCGGGACGATGTGATCGACCAGATAGACCGGCGTCACTCGGCCTTGGCGCTCGCATTCCGCGCACAGGGGATGCTTGGCCTTGAATACCTCGATCGCATCCCGCCAGCGGCTACTGTGGATCCAGGCGCGCCAGGGATCATCTCGTTCGCGCTTTGCATCGTAGTCCCGCTGGGTCTGGCGCTCATGCTCTGGGCAGTATCTCCCAGCCGTCAGTTCTCGACAACCCCGCCCCCACGCACAGGGATGCCGCGGCTTACTGGGCATTGGCCTGCTCAGTCAAACAGCGCCTCGACCGCGCGCACCTCGCCGCTTGCAATCACCACCAGCCGCCGCCCCTGCAACCGCTGCAGATAGGTATCTCGGGAGGATCGTTTGTATCCCGTCTTCTCCGACAGCACCTCCCGATCCACGCCCTTGGGGTATGCCTCTACGGCCACGCGCAGAATCTCTCCCTCTCCCTTGGGCAGCCGTGCCAGCCAGTGTTCCAGCAGTTCCCGCCCAGTAGGCAGCGGCTTGAAATCCGGACCTAGGGCATCGCCGCCGGCCTCGGTTGCCCTGAGAATCCCTCCGCCCTCTTCCACGAGACCGGCCTGCCGTAACCGTTGCAGATAGGTATCACGGCTGCTTCGCCGATACCCGGTGAGGATGGTGAGCTGTTCCCGCGTGGCGCCCTCGGGGTACTGCGCCACAGCCGTCAAGATGCAGAGTTCCCCCTTCCCGATCCCATCCGGTCGGCTGGCTCTGTGGGGTTGCTCCCTCCGTACCGGCGTCGGCGCCACCGTAAAAGGCCGATTGTGCCGGACGTCCACCTGGACCTCGACATCCCCGCCCAGGGCCGCCTGCAGCCGCTTCAGAATCCTGCCACTTTCCTTGCGCAGGCGGTCAAACTCCCGATGGCGGTCCTGTGTCTTGCCCTCGAGCAGCCTGAGCGAGGTCTGCACGGCCCCATCGATGGCCTTCTGGATCGCAGCGGCATCCACGGACTCTCCCGCTTGCCCGAAGAAGTCTTGAGCATTGATTTGGATGACGAACTTGATTGCTTCCTCCAGGGCTCCCTTGAGCGCCTTGATCAGACCTGGGAGACGCGGATCGGCGGCCACTGCCGGTTGCGCCTTCTGCGCCTGGGCGATCACCCCTTTGAGCGATCGGATCTCCGTTCGCAGCTCGGCCTCGGTCCGGGCGCGCTCCTCGGCCTGCTTGGGGAGATCCGAGAGCTTGGGGAGCAGCGCCTTCACCTTCTCCGGCGGGGGCGGGGGCTCGAATCCGTGCTTGGAGTCCTGGATTTCGTGACTCGTTTGCACCGGCCCGACCTGGACCAGGATCCGCTCTTTCGTGATGGCCCGGCCCAGGGCGTAGAAGTTCCCCGGCTCCAAGACTCGCATCTCCTTATCGAATGCCCTCCGATCCTCCTTTCGGATGCTAAGAAGATCTGCCGCCCGCTTCAGGTCCACATCCTCGAACGTCGGTCCGATCAGACGATTATGCAGCTCCGCGCTGGCGTCCTTATCGATCTTCGCCAGGCGTTGCGTCGCCCACACAGCACAGAACCGTCGCTTGCGTCCGCGGGTGGGCAGGCTGATCATGGCGTCACGGGCCTCGCTCTCCCCCGCGCCCTTCTCTGGACAAAACATGTGCGCCTCGTCCACCATGACCACCGTCGGGCGCCACAGACTCTTCGGGGCATCGATCAAGGCTTCGAGGAACAGGCGCACCCAGCGATGGCGATCCAGGGGCTTCATCTCGTACAAGTCGCATACCGCCGAGGCGCGCAGCTCCAGCAGCCGCTGTGCCACCAGGGCCGCCGATCGCGTGTCCGCCGGCGTCTCGCCCCCCTTGCCCACCAGGACATATCCGTACTGCTCCCGCAAGGTGGCGAACTCGCCCTCGGGATCCAGGATCAGGACGGGGATCTTGCCAAAGAGCTGCTCCGCCAGCCGCCGGATCAGCCAGGATTTCCCGCCGCCGCTATTCGCCTGCACCAGCAGGCGCGTGCGCAGGAGGAGGTCCAGGTCGATCTCCACCCGCCGTTTGCCAGCATGGCCTAGGAGAATGCCGCTCATCGCTCTAGCCTCTCCAATGCCCGCTTGACCGCCTTCGCCACGGCCCGGCCCATGGGGAGGGGGACGCCATTACCGATTGCGCTGATCTTCCCGGCCACTGTGAAGGGGCATTTATCCAAGTAGTCAGCCGGTAATCCTTGGCCTACCGCCGCCGCCGCCGCCGCCGCCTTGCGAGTCTTATACCCGAGGTCCCGCGCCTTGCTGATCCGTCCGCTGCTCTTTGGACGCCCGCTACCACCGATTCTGACGGGACGATCCCTGCCACCTCCGCTCGCCAAGATCGCAGGCCCAGGGTCCGGACGATGCAGCGCCAGCCACTCGATCTCCAGCTTGAGGCCCTCGCGCGTCCCGAACGAGAAGCGGCGCACCCTCGAAGTCTCCCCACCAACATGCGCGTCGCAGACGAGTGCCCCACAGGTCACATAGCCCCCCACCAAGGGTAACGGTGCATTGGGGACGTTTTCCATCAGGAACCATGTCGGAGCGGCTTCGCGCGCGCATCGCTCGAACTCCGGTATCAGGTTGTCGGCCACGCGATACCCGTTGTGCTCCACAAGGAATCGCAGTCGGCTGAACGCTTGACACGGCGGCCCCCCGATTACCCCGTCGAACTTCCCTGCGGGCGGGTGAAAGGTGCGGATGTCGCCGCCCCAGAGGAGGTCGGGACCACGAACGACGCAGAAGCCTTCCTGCTCGAAGGCCATATCAAGCAGGCCGATGCCTGGGAACAAGGATAGGACCAGACCGCTCATGCCTGGGCCCTCGTGAGGTTGGCGCTTATATCAGTAATCTCCACCACCGGCCCGCAGATCGGCGGGCCATTCACGCTCGATTGCCCATGGCCATAGTGCTCCGTCGGCCCCCGCCGGTATCCCAGGAGGACCTGGGCGCTGCACAGCTTCAGCCCGCAGCCGCAGCAGTGATAGACCTGGCGGGAGATATGCGCACCCCCGCACAAGGAACACGCCCAGCTCACGCCGTCTTCTCCCGACCGCCCACCGCCCGCGCGTGGCGGACGAAGGCCACAGCGTTGTCGAAGCCCAGCCACATCCGGATGCCCTCGGCCACCAGTTCCCGCTCCGCCACGTTGAGGCCACAGACCTGACAGCCGTTGTCCCGCTGCTTCGGGGGCTTCACCACCGCCGGGGTTTGCTTCCGTCGCGGCCTCCCAGCGGGCCGGCCTTGGCGTTTCTTCGGCAACTCTGCCCCATCTGGCCGGGCCTTGCAGGTCTTCTTGTGCTCGCTCAGGTTCGCCCGCAGCTTGTGGCACCATGGACACTCGACCCGATTCCCTTTCACGCTCATGGCCGTCTCCTCCGACGCTCTGCGCTCTGCGCCTGCCCTGTGGGAGTGCGACCCTTCTCCAACAGGGCGAGGCTCTTTGCGCTCCTCCACCGGATACTGCGGCCCCAGGTCCCGACAGCCCGCGCAATAGGGCGAGTCCGGAATGAACTGCGTCGGGTGCCGCTCCTGACGACAGCCAGGGCAGGGGCGAGCCTTCATGGCCACTCTCGCCACCCATAGCCAATTGAGCCAGCCATTCCGCGACACCACCGCCACAGGATGCCAGCCCACGCCTGAATACGTCCGAGACCATAAACAATCATAAGAGATTCCCAGATGTAGCCTTCCGTTCTGCTTCCTCGAGATTTTTTACCGCGATCCGAAAGTACGATTCTTTCAATTCTATGCCGATGGCCTTACGTCCGAACCGCACTGCTTGATATGCCTCACTCCCGATACCCATGAATGGCGTCAGCACCATCTCGCCCGGATTACTATACAGCTTGATGCACCGCTCTATTGTGCCAAGTTGCAGCGGGCAGATGTGTTTCTCATCGTCTGCCGCTCTAGCATCGGAGTATCTGAGTACATCCGATTCATGGATATCCAACCAGAGGCCGTGTGCCCACGAGATCCACCGTTCGTTATCCAGTTCTCCGCTCTCCACGGGCTTTACGGCAACAGCCGAATCTCCTGCCTTCTTGAAGATGAGGACCTGGTCAATAATGGCTGGCCGGCTATGCGTACTATCCTTCCGGAGTTGGACAAACAAGAGTGCTTTGCTCTTGGTCCTGATCGCCTGAGCCTGGGGATTCTTCTGGACGAATGCCCGACCGACGAATATCCAGCCTTCCCTCTCGTATGCCCGGATTACCTCGCCCGGGAAGTCACGCATCCCGATATATCCGTCCTTCATCCCAATGGCCGGGATGTCCGAGGTATGCACACAGGTCAGCCGACCTGGCTTGGTTACGCGGAGCACCTCACGGATGATGTAGGTATAGTGGCTGAAGAACTCTGCCCACCCACGACTATTTCCGAGGTCACGCTGGCTTGGGGAATAGGTGTACAGATCAGCGAATGGCGGGGAATACACGGAGAGATCAATAGAGTTCGGGCCAATTTCCGCAAGGCGTGTACAGGCGTCTCCAAGCATCGCCGTCCATTCCTGCCCGCGCAATGTTTCCTCTTTGCTTACTTCCCCGTCAGTAGCCTCCACCGCATGAAGTTCCTGCGTCTCGTAGTCCCGCACGGATCGGATCAACTCTTCGATCATTTGTGCTGCGGTTACCTCCTTCCGCATGACGTTCTCATAAATCTCTCGCTCTGCCGTCGAAAGAATGATGTGGCATTTTACGGGATGGGTCTGACCAAATCGCCATTGCCGCCGAATGCACTGATAGTAGGACTCCCAAGAATCGCTCAAACCCAGGAACGCCATATTGTGCGCATTCTGAAAGTTCATCCCGAAGCCCGCGATCCTTGGTTTTGTGACCAACACTTGAAAGTGTCCGTCCTGGAACGCCTCAATCAGTGCTGCTTTTTCCTCGTGCGAATCCGATCCCTTGATCTGAATAGCCCCGCGCAGTGCTGCAGTCGCCATATCTGCTTCGGCCTGGAGTCCGGTCCAGACGATCCATTGGTCTCCCGAACCGTTGATTGTCGCACTCAACCGCTCAATCCGTGCTTGCAAGGTGTCCCGTCGAATAGCGTGCCGGTCTGCGATGCCCTTCAATCCGCTAAAAAACAGCTCCCCCTCGCGTTTGATACCTACATGCACCCATGCCGCCTGAATGGTGAGCGACGGCAGGATGAATCCCGCATCCTCATACCCAAGATCGCTTGGCTTCCGCAGGCTCATTGCCCATGAGGCCATCCAGCGGTAGAACGATTGCCTGGCATGATTCTTAATTCTCCACTCCTGGCCGTGCTTATTGCCGAACTTCGTCCGGACAACAGCACCCGTCTCCAAGAGAGTCTCTTGTTGGATGTTTGCATGCACAAAGAACATGGATAACATTTCTGCCATCGTACAGACGCCAAGGAATTCAGCATGATTGCCGATTTCGGTCTGATCGTTCGGTGCCGGGGTTGCCGTACAGGCGAGACGGAAAGGAATGTCGCGGCACGCCGTTATCAACTTGCTCCGCGTCTTTCCGTCGAGAGCCTTCAGGATGGAGGATTCGTCCAGTACAACCGCCCCGAAAGCCGAGAAGTCAAAGGCATCAATCATCTCGTAATTCGTGATCCACAGTCGATGTCCTGCCGACACCTCTGCCTGAGAACGGACGTACTGGACTTCACATCCGATCTTTTTCCCCTCTCGCACCGTCTGCCTCGCTACGGACAGCGGAGCAAGGATTAGGGTCTTCTCGCCAATCAGCCGTGCCCACTCCAGCGAAATGAATGTCTTCCCGAGTCCCGTATCAAGGAAGATGGCCGCCCGACCCTTCCGAATCGCCCAAGCACACACATCGCGTTGAAAGGGAAACAGCATCTCGTGGATGCTGGAGGGATTTATCTCTTTCCCCACAGGAAGAGTCCCATGCCCCTTCTGCCGAATGAATTCTTCGTAGGTGTTCACGCCTGCCCTTCTGCCCAAGTGATCGCCACAGCCAGCGCCGCCGCCCGCTTCCGCCGGTGCCCCGCCGCGATCTCGTACCCGCCGGCCGGCCGCGGCCGCAGCAACAGGGGGGCCAGGACGCCCACCTTCCGCATGCTGGCCGCCAGCTCCTGCAGCTTGGCCTGATCATAATGCCGGCGGGGGTTCCACGGCGATTCGTGCAGCTCGGTCAACGCCACCAACATGCTCACGGGTTCCGTCATGAAGGCCTCCGCTGGGGGTGAGACGTGCTCAACGCAACTCGATTCGCAGACTCACTACCGGTGCCAGCCCGCGCTGGATCCGCTGCCGATAGATGAACTTATGGCCGGCCTCGGGGGCATCGCTATCAATGACGCCGGCATCCTGCAGGCCATCGCGGATCGGCTTGATGGCGGATTCGAGGTTGTCGTCGTCCATGAGGGACCACACGTCCGCCGTGAATGTGATCCGCTTGCGCATCTTGGGATCGATACGGTCGAAGCCGTTGCGCTCCAAGACCCGCATATAGTCGGCCACCAGGTGGGCGGTGTCCCGTCGCCACGCCTTCGCGTACCGATGCCGCTGCGACCAATGGCCCCGGGCATTCGACTGGCTCCGGATCCGGCCCGGAAGGTGGACATGGAACGCGGGCATCCCGGCGCTCATTGATCGCTCAGTTCTCTTGGAACCCGCAGCGAGGGCAGCGGGGCGCCGGGTCCTTCGTCAAGAGTGTCTTGAAGCAGACGAGGCACAGCCACAGCCGCGGCAAATTCCAGTCGAAGGCCTTCTTTTCCAAATCCGCTACCTTCCTCTATCCTCGCCGGCGGCCAGTTTCGCCGCATGGACCAGCATGGGTCCGACGTCCGGCGCGTGCCGACACCACGGCAGCCTGCAGGGACGCCGGTCCGCCGTGCGCAGATCCTGAAGCCCCTTCGCCGCCTTCCACAGCAGATCGATCGGCCAGTGGGCCAGCTCGCAGCAATAGGCACCGGCGGTGGCCTGGAACCGCTCGAAGGCGTGCCAGTCCTCTGCCGGCACCAGCCGCGTCAAGCAGAACAGGTGCCAGTCACAGAGCAATCTCCCCCCGCGCTTCCCGGCCCCGGTCAGGAAGCAGCGGCCCCCACCACTCCGGGCCCCGCCGCCAGGCGGGAACACCAGCTCCGCCTGCCACTCGCAGCGCAGCGATTGCGCAACAGCGGCGGTAGCCGGGGGGCTACTTGCCTGTTTGCGCTTCACGCTCCGCGATCCTCCCGGCTGTGTGCAGGCAGTTTCGGAGCTTCTGCAGCATGGCCTTCCGCGTCCTCGGCACATACCCCTCGCTCTCGATGTACGCGACCGCGTCGGTCAGCAGGGCATCCAGGGGTTTCGGGCACGACGTCAGCCATTCATCCAGCGTCCGCCACCAGGCGAGGTCGGACAACCACTCGCGATGCTTCATCAGCCACGGCAGGGCCTCGATCTTCGCCTTGATCGGCTCCCATTCCTGTGGCCATGTCGCAAATCCGTTCAGCGGCGGTGGCGATGCCGCAGTCTGCGGCGGACCGCCGCGTCTTCTCGACGTTCGGAGTTCGGATATCGGGTCAGATCGGGTCAGATCGGAATAGGCCGCAGATTGCAGCGACTCGCGGCAGGTTGCGGCAAGTTGCTGCAAGGTACTATTCTGCGCCATTCCGGCACAGGGTGGCTCCGGGTACTTCGGCTTCGAATCCCGCTCCCTCTGATGCTTGTGGAAGGTGACCGCATGCCCGTAGACCCGATCATCCCCGTCCACCCGATACAGGTGCACCAGGGGATCCTCCCCCAGGGTCCACTCTTGGAGCACGCGCGCCATCTTTGCCGGCGTCCAGCCGGTCGGCCGGCGTGGCATCAGCTCCGCCAGCAGGATCTCTGGATCGGCCTCGAAGCAGCCATAATCGTCTACGGCTACCGTCAGACGCCACCAGGCCCGCTCCGCGGCATCGGAGACATGCTGCAACGTGGGGGATCTCCGGCAGCGTTCACGTATCGTTCGGTCGGGCATAGAGTCTCCCTGGTGCACCCCTCACCTCCTGCATCCCTGCCAGCAGCGCCGTTCAGGCTGCCGGCGGGGGCCGTCCAGGCTTCGCCCTGTGGAGTATGGACCGCGACTCTACAGGGCGAGGCCATTTCGTGCCGCAGATGCACCGGCAGTCCCCCGCGTGCCCGGCGAGCCTGAAACAGAGGTGCTTTCCCTTTCCGCGTTTCTGGGAGGCGCATACTTTTGGTGGCCGCCGGGGCTTCGAGACCGTTGGCATCAGGATTCCTCCGAACCGACGCCACCCGGCAGCGACATGCGTTCAGCCCCCCTCTGGGACGCAACCTGGTGCCCTACCGGAGGCGCCTTCGCCCGGCGCGCCGCCTGCCGTTCCCGTCGCCGCGGCTTTCGGCTACGTGGGGTCTTGCGGGTGGGTTTGCCCTTGGTTCCCATTCGATCACCTCCCTTCACCGGCCACGAGATCGTGTACCACGGTGTGCAGTGTTCATGCGGCCATTGGCGATGATGCCCTTCGAGGCGGCCACACTGAAACTGTTCTCCACCGACAAAGATTTCAGACCGGCAGGTTCGGCGGCGTCTCATCCCCGCTCCTGCGCCGGGGGCGTATGACCATTACCGTTCCCTTCTTCCCACTCCATCCGGAGTTGGCCCAGCAGATCCGGCAGTGTGGTATTGACTGCCCGGGCCACGGCCAGGAGCGTCCCCAGGGCCTTGCGCCGCTGCTCCCGGCGGAAGCCGTCCATCTCCTCCACCGTCGCCAGCATGTAGTACCCGTTCCTGCCGCGGGCCGCCGTGCTGCCGATCGCCTCGCCATGATCCACCCGCAGCCGATGGACGATCTGCTGGACCTGGCGCGTCTCCAGCCCGACCAGGCTGGCTAGCCTCGGCATCGGGACGGCCGCCGCCATCCCCCGATGCGTCCGGAGGATGGTCAGGACGCGCGCCTCTGCGGAACTGTGGGACCAGTCAAGCTCGAGCTGCATCGGATCCCCGTGCTCCGGCTGACTGGATCCGAAATGGGAGGGTCACCCGCGTGCCTCCTCCTTTTTGGGTGGCACCACCATCGAATGATCGTGGCAATCCTCGCAGAGTTGGCAGAGTTCGCAGACGTCGCAGCCGTCCTCGGACGTCTTGTAACATTGCTTACAGGCCAAGGGATCGCTCACCCCCGCCCCTCCTCACTCGCCTCCTCCGCCGCCCCCGCGTCCCCACGGGGCGAGGAGAGGGAGTCCGCCAAACCATAAAGGAAGAGTGCCCAAGCGTTTCTTCCCTCATCTGAGATTCGAGAATAGACTGCTCTGGGATCAGGTGTGGCTTGGGCATCGTGCCTCCTTGCCCTCGCCCCCGCCCCCGCCACGGGACGGGGGCGGAGTTACTGAAATGCGTGCTTATGGATTGGACACCGTGAGCGGTCAATCTCGCTATGAGATGCGCCGGTAGAGCACTTGCATTCCAGGTGGATCACCCCCCTTCCTCCATGCGGCAGATGGTAGAGTAGCTAGCGCGTAACGCTAGACGGGACCCGCAGTTCTACTCCACCACCCCACCGCATGGAAGGGCGGCTCAACACCTCCGGGCCCGCCCCGCGGGGTCTTACGCCCAGGACGTGTGCACATGCCGAGTCGCCCCCTGAAGTGCTGGCGAAGCCGGATGCAGGGCTCATCGCCTCCTGTCGTTTCGTCCCCGCCGGCAGGAACCCCGACACGTTGAGGTCCGGCCGTCGCCAGCACACTCAATCCCTCACCCGCACCCGATTCAAGTACCCCAACCAGGAACACGTCGGACACCCGGCACGCGAGCCGATATAGGGCTGACAGGCGTACTGAGTCCGGCAGCGCGGACACCGATACGCGATCACCGTCCGCCGCGCCCCATGCCGCGCGCGGTCACGGCTGCTGGCGCGTTTGGAGGGAAGCATGACTAGACTAGCGTTCGCTCGGCGTCCGGCAAGCCGACCAGCGTTTGAATCAACGTCTGTACCGCCAGCAAATCCAACTCCTCAAAGCCGCGGTTCCACGTCTTGCGACAGTGCACGGTGCGCTTGGCCTCCGTCCACCCCTTGGCCTCGCAGAGTTCCCGCACGCGGATCTGGGCTTGCTCCAGGGGGGAAGGATCGCCAGCGGGGGGCGCCGGGCCGTCTCCTCCCCCCGGAGTGGCGGCGTGCTCTCCAGCCCCCACCACTGCTCCCGCTGGCGATTCGACCTTGGCGGTTTTCTCTGCGATGGATGCTTGGATCGCTGCGACCAACTTCTTGTTCTGTTCGGCCCATTTGTTCTTCGGATCTTTCGCTGCTTTCTCGAAGGTAGGGAGATGTTTCTTTAGTGTGGCAAGGTCACACTCTTCCGGTGTCTTGCCCTTTACCTCGTCGGGGAATGGGAAGCGCAGTGTCTTCTTGCTGGAATTAAAAGAGCGCTATCGAGCCAAGGGCTTCGACGTGCCAGAGAACGAGTTACCGGACCACCTGGCGTTGCTGCTGCGATTCCTGGCGATAACCGATGACGTAACCATGGCTGGGGAAATTATCCACGAGGGCCTGCTGCCGGCAATGGAGCGGATGATGGGTAAAGCCAAATCCGCCGGCTATGATGAGGTGGAAACCCCCGAGCCACCGC